GGCGTATTCAGGACTTCGTGCATTCGACGCAGCGCCTCGTGGAGGTCGTGCTGCTGCGGGAACTGGGTCGCAAGCTGAAGCTCGGCCTGGGCGCGCATGATGCGCTGGGTCTCGGAGAAGATGTTCGGGTCGGAGACCGGCAGCACGTCCACGGTGGCGTCGAAGTCGCGCCGGAACACGGTCCTCGAGCCGCCCTCGACATCGTAGGGGTAGGTATCGGGCAGAAAATCATGGTTCACCCGCGCCAGAAGCTTCAGTTCGGCGCGCTGGGCGCGGTGGAGCCGCTTGTGGATGGCGGACATCATCTTGACGCCCTGCTCCATCAGGGCGATCGTGGTGCCGACCGGGGCCTCGTTGTCGGCCTCGCCGACCGCGATGTCGGCGACCGCCCCGACCCGCCGGGCTTCCTCGACGATGGTGCCGAGCAGCAGAAACAGGGTCTGGCTGGGCTCCTTGGTCGGGACCGCCACCAGCGCCTTGCGCAGGTCGTCGCCGTAGCCCTCGACCGCGCGCGCCTCGCCGAACCGGAGCGGACGGTCGTCGCCGGTGCTGAGGCCCCGAGCCTTGTAGAAAGCGGGCAGATTGGCGAACTGACCGGCATCGACCAGCGATCTCAGGATGGAGGTCGCCGACTTCTGGAGATTGCCGAGTACGTGGACGAGACTGAGCCCGTAGAAACCGGGGCCGGGCAGGAACTTGTGGTGGGTGAACCAGGGGCGGCGCGCGGTGTAGACATCGCCGTCAGACCAGTTGCGGTAGATCGCCAGGACCTTTGAACTGTCCCGGTCGATCGTGACGATGTAGGGCAGCGCCACGCCATCGACATCCTCGAAGCCCTTGAGATCCCAGTCTACATGCATTTCCAGCAGGGTGTAGTTGGCGTCTCGGGCATTGCCGGTGCCGCTGCGGCCCTCGATATCGTCGATCTTGTCCTTGATCGGCGAGACATCGGTGTCGGACGGCTCGGCGACATCGGCGTCGCGGTAGAAACCGACCGCGATCCGCTTCTTCAGGTCGTTTTTCGACAGATGCAGGACGTGGGTCATCCGCTCGCAGGTGCGGATGTCGGTTGCTTGGTACGAGACGACAAAATCGTCCGCCGGGATGGTAATCGAGACCGGGCGACCCAGTGTGTCGTCGTAGTACGTCTTCTTGAACGCCGATCCGGTCAGCGGCAGCATGAACAGCATCTGGTCGAGGTCGTCGAAATACTCTTCCATGACTTCCGTTAACTGGAAATTCATGAAGTCGCGGACGCGCTGGGCCTGCTCGACCTTTTCCGTTGAGGTTTCACCCACCACGGTGGTGCGAACCGGCCCGCCGGACGGGAAAAGCTCGGTAATGGCGCGCGCCTGGAACTGGAGAGCGGCACCGAGCAGCACCGGGTGGTGGGCTCCGCAGGCTCCCTCGAACGGATCGGAGACGTTTTCCAGCTTGAGACCGATTATTTCGAGCCCGGTTTCCAGCGTTTTGTCCCAATCGGCGCGGCTGTTGCGGTCGTCGTCGAAGGCGGCGCTCAATTCCGAGGAAATACGCGATAATTCGTCGTCATCGACGAACTCGGCGAGATTGGCGTTGAAGGCGGGGCCGAGATCGACCTCGACGGCGAGATCTGCGGCGTAGAGACCGTCATCGTCGGGAACTTCGACCATGATGTCGCCGTCCATCACGTCGCCCAGGCCGTTCATCGGCGGCATTCCGCCCCCAAATGTCTCGCTGGTCGGGACAAATCCGGTCATTTGGCACCTTGCGACAGCGTCGGATCGGTCATTCAATCACCAATAGTATCTGCGACGCTGAGCGTCTTCGTCGGGCTCTTCCTCGGCGTAATCGTCCGGATTTCTCAGGAAAAACCCGGTTTTCAGGCGCAGAAGAGCCTGGGTCATGGCATCGACTTGGTCATCGTGGCGGGCATTGGGGAACGAGGTCGCCTGATTGATGACATCCTCGGCCCAGAAGCGGTCCTGGGGCATCCAGACGCAGCCGCTCTCGACCAAGGGGGCGATGGCATGGGCGCGGGCTGTCTTGTCGCGGTCGGGATTGTACGGAACGATGTTGAGCACGCCGGAGCGGCGCAGTTCCGAGATCAGCGACTGGCCGGACGCCTTGGCCTCGATCACGACGATGTCGGGATTGTGCTTCTTGTACAGGTCCTTGGCCTTGCGGCGCAGATCGGGAAACGACAGCCGCTCGTTGAGCGCCTGCAACAGGATCGCGTTGTGCTGGCCGTTGTGCTTGAAGACACCCCAGGTCTGGATGGCGGAGAAGTCGCCAGCGTCCATCCGGGCACCGTAGGCGGTGTCGTAGGACTGGATGACGTAGTCGCAGGCCGGTGGGCTGGGCTTGTCCCAGATCTTGAACCACGGGCGCTTGAAGATATTGCCGTCTTCCTGGACCGGCGACTGCTGGTAGAGCGCTGCCCAGGCGCGCGGCCCGACATCGTTCTTCAGTTCGTTCAGCGCCGCGATCGGATAGCCGATCTCGGCATCGTTCCACAGCGCCTCGCCGGGAGCCCGCCCGAGCACGTCGTTCTCGTTGGCGATGGCGGGCAGGTCGATCACTTCCCAGCGGTGCTTGCCGTCGTTCTCGATGATCCAGCCGTAGATATCGTCCTCGCGCCACCGCGTGCCGACCAGGACGATCGCCCCGCCGGGCATCAGACGGGTGCGGGCGACCTGCCGCCACCACGTCTGGAGAGCGCGCCGGGTCGGTTCGCTGTCGGCTTCGGCGGCATCCTTGACCAAATCGTCGCCGACCAGCAGATGCGCGCCACGACCCGAGATGGCCGATCCGACACCAACCGCGAAGTAAACACCCTTGTGCGTCGTATGAAACCGCCGAATGCTGCCGCTGTCCTCGGCCATCTTCACGTCGGCGAAGACATCGCGGTAATCGGGGTCGATCACGATGTTGCGCACCGACCGACCGTAGTCCTCGGCGAGATCCTGGCCGTAGGCGCAGTGGATGACGAATTTCGTCGGGTTGCGACCGAGGTACCAAGCCGGGAAAGTCTGGGATATGACGTAGGTGTTATGGACGACCAAGTCATCCGAGGTGAACGTGTGGTCTTCCTCGACCGTCAGGCACCGGCACGGCAGGTCGCCCGTCCGCTCAACGGCCACCACCTCGTTGCCAAGGTGCTCTGCCGGGAAGCGGGTGCGGCGGAGTGGCCACTTCGCCAGTCTCTCGGCCTTGTCGCCAACGAGCCGCACGCGCTCGCGGAACTGGACGACATCGTCCATGCTGGTGACCGTCAGCCTGAAAGACTTGTGCGGCCTCTTAAGCTGGTCGAGGCCATTCTTGGACGTCAGGCGCGAGCGCACGCCGATGCGCAGCAAAAGGTGCTGGACATCCATCATCAGCGGCTTGTTGACGGAATAGAATTCCAGGCAGCAGTCCTCGCGGGCTCCGCCACGATGGTTTACGTGCCCATCACACGCGAAGTACGCCCCGAGAAACGCACCAATCAGTTCCTTGGAGCCGGTAAAGACCCAAGCCGGGACGCGCTTCGTCCACGACGTTCCGATCATCGCGTCATTGGCCTTCAGCCAAGCGCGCGGGCCTTCGGATTTCGGGGATAGCTGCGGATTGGTTATCGCGTACCGGAGAGCCTTGTTGTTAGGACCCATCGAGCTTGACTTCACAGCCCAACCAAGGCTTTCAGCGGCCTGGGTGAAGTCGGCGACGACAGCGAGGTCGGCGGCGGATATGTTGCACGCGCAGGTCGCCTTGTCGGCTGACCAGTTGGTGCATCCATCGCCGATGAAATACCCGGCCATCAGGAATTCAGCCAGAAGCCGGGGCGCTTCGGGTGACTCGGTCCTCGGTTCCGGCACCATCGCCAGGACATCGCCGGACTTCAGGTCGCCCGCGTACTTCCATCCCTCAACCGTGAGAAACGGGTGGTCGAGCGCCGCGATCGTTTCGTGGCCCAACTCCGTCCGGATCGTCACGACCGGCAGCGTCCCCTGTTCATGGACCGCCGTTACAAGTTGAGCCCGACCTTTGTGTGTGATGACCTGATCGCCCACGACCACGTCACCAAGGCTCTTACGGGAGCCGTCCGCCATTAGGATCATGGAACCAGTATACACTGGTTTACCATGCCGGGGCGGCATGTTGATCATCAGGCGCTTGATCTCGCCGCGCTCGACCGCTTCGAGCTTTTCGATGATCAGCTTGACGTGCGGCGGCGACCGGAAGCCGGGCTGCATCAGTTCGCAGAAGCCGAGCAGGCCGGTGTTGGCGCGGCTGACGTCGTGGGAGCGCTTGGTCGCGGCCAGCACCTCGACAAGTTTCCGAAGCGTCTCGTCGTTGCCCGGAACCTGCAATACGCCAGACACGATCACCACGAAAAAAAAGGGCGTCCAGAAAACTGGAGCGCCCAATTGGGAGCAGATCCGCGAGGTAAACCACTCCATGAGCGGTAGAGCGGGGACGATACCCCTACCCTACCGTTCAGAGCGGTATCACGTTACCGTGCCCTGTGTCAATTCTGCCGATTTTTAGGCGGATACGTCATTTGACGAGCATCAGCCTGCCCTGGCCGCTCGTGTCCTTGAACAGCGGCTCGACTTTCTCGATGCCTCTCGGCGTCAGGTACGTCTGATTGCTGGATTTCTCGACGCCGTTAGGGTCCGTGTACGGCGTAAGACGGTTCACCATCCATCCACGGTTGACAGAGTGTGAGTAGGCCACCCAGGGCTTTCCGGGCCTTGGTCTGAAAATCAGTCCGGCCATGAAAAGACGATCGAAGAAGACATTCGGGTTGATGCGCCAGCTTCGCGCCAGATCTGACGGCAGAACCAGACCGTGGTGATCGAGCATATCGCGATATTTCTGCAAACTGTCGTACTGCTCCTCGACCTTCTCCTTCAGTTCGGTGTTGGCGATGACCAGCGCTGAATTTTTTCTGACCTCGATAAGAAGCTGTTCAAGGGACGCCTCGTAGGTCATAGGCAGATTGGGATGCAGCGTCACTCTGGACTTGAGGGCTTCCTCCATCCGGTCGAACTCGTTGATGTAGGCTTCCTTGAAGCGCCCAGCTTCAGCGCCTGTAAATCCGGATATCAGGAACACGGCTCCGCTGCGCGTGATGTCGTATGCGGGGCGCTCCTTCCCCTGGGCGTCAGGGACATAGGCCAACGCAAAATTGCGTTGGCGAAACTCCTCAGAGGAATTCAGATTTTCAATAGCCCGCAGAACGTCTGCATGCCGTTTTCGGCAGAAAGCCGCAACGTCCAGGCTGGTCGTGTAGGTATTCCCGTCCCGCATCCGCACGATCGGGCTATCTATCGGTGCGAGTTCCGGCTCAGGATCAGCTTCGATGGTTCCGGAGCATGAGATCGACGGAATGACGACGTCAGCCCGCCCCTCCACTTCCATGCCCACTCCATCCTCAACAGCATCGAACGCCGCCATCAGACGGGGCAGGTACTGGCTAACGCGATGCATATGATGGAGCGTCGCCTTGGTGCCTTGCTTGGTCAGATCGAAGCATGGGTGGGTCTGGTTTTTTTTGGTCCGATACTCGGCAAAAAAAATGTTGCCTGCGGCGAAGGCTGGATCTTCGCTGATCACTTTTCGCGCCGCTGCGATGAAGTTGTCGTGCCGGTTGGACCGGCAGCAGAAAATCGAGAGGTCTTTGGTGTTGATTACGGGACTGCCGTTGTAGCGGCCTTCGCGAACCTGGATCATCGGATTGTATGTCATGTGTGCTCCGTTTCCATGTGTGTGACTGCTGCTTGGCTGCGCATTTCCGCTGCGATTGCCTTCAAGTCTTCGCGCCGATCTTCGGGAACCATCACCGTGACGGCGACGACGCCTTCAGCTTGACGCTTTCGCTCTCGGAAACGCGCGTTCCTGGCTGCTGCCGTCTTATCGTGCCGGGCCATTTGCCATGTCTCCGTTGTCTCGTTGTGTGCCTAGAGACAGACATTACAGCGAAGATCTAACTCCTGTCAAGTAATTTATTACGTAACCAGATAGTCCCCAGATAGTGCCCTAATTGGCATCCACCCCGCTGCTCTGCGCCGCCAGATACGCGACCTCGTCGAGCACGTCGAACAGCGCCGCGCGGTAGCCTCCGAGGTAGGCGTCATCGGGCTTCTTGGCGATGTTTCCGACCGTCAATCCGGGCTCCAGGACTGCCATCTCCAGCCGCGCCCGCAGACACCTGACCAGCGTCTGGTAGATCTCACTCGGTTCACTGCCTTCCGTCTGATCACACATCGTCTTCCGGTCCCTCCCACTGGGTGACAATCACGGTGCCATCGGTCAGGGCGTCTATTTCGACGGGTTCGCGCAGGATGCCGACGTGGCGGTTGAGCGGGCTGCGGACCCATTTGATGCCGTTGGCGCTGGTGACGGCGTAGACCGAACCGGGAACGCCGGGCCGGATCGGCGGCACGGTGACGATGACGGCTGTGGTGAGTGCGTGATAGACCCCGGCCATCAGGTGATCGATGGTTTCGAT